AACCTCTCCTCCCGATGACACTCAACCGAAAACAATTATGATGTTGCCCGAAGTGATCTAGGGATAGAGAAATTTGATTAACCGCCCCGGGCGGAAGATGCCCGCGCATCCAGAACACCTGGAGGATTCGTCCCGCCGGGGCGCATACAATATTACTCATGAATATCGCCTGAATCTTCTCCTTGCTACTCACCACCCACACCTGAATTACCTCGTTAATCACTCCCTCGAATATCGCTTCGAGGGTCCACCAATTATTCCAAAGCTCCGGCTCCGCTTCAAGTTCTGCCTCGATCCTCGGCCAATAGTGCTCCACTTGCTTTCGGTCGAGCAGATATATCGCCGGTTCATTCAGCGGCGGCGATGGTGGCGGGGCCCCTTGGGTTATGGGAATATGCTCCATCATCTACCGATTGCCATGCTGCCGAGTGCAAATCCACCTAGCGTCGCCACGTCGCCACTCACGATAGTCTCTGTCGTGGCGCTCGCGCTTCCCACGCCACTCGCAACACCTCGCCCCGAGGCTATCGCGACACCTGTTCCGCTCGCACTGCCGATACCTACGGCCGTTCCAGCCGCCGAACCTCCGCCTAGCGATCCCGTACCTTGTGCCGTTCCGATACCGCTGGCCACTCCCCGTGCCGCAATAATCACCGCACTGCGACCGATCGCCGTACCAATACCGAACGCCATTCCAGTCATTTCGGGGAGCGGCGGTTGCGTCCACCCACCGAGGCACATTTCGCCCAGAGCAAACTCTCCGAATACCGCAAGTCTCGCCCGCGAACCGACAACCTGACCCTCTCCAAACCCTCGCGCCTCGCCGACCCCATGCGCCTCGCCCCGGGCGCTCGCGAACGTCACCGCCGAAACACCCCCCGGCAACGTGAGCAAAAGCTGAAAGGTCGTAAAGGCCATTCATGTCAGTCCATTTCCTGCGATAAACCAAACTCCCGTATCGACCTTCAACACCGTAGCGAGGCCCTCCGCTGCGAGGCTCCTCGACCCCGTAACTCCCGTCGGCGTGAACACCATCGTTTCAGAGTTCGTAATCGTAATCACATTGATGCGATTAACGAACGTGATCGCCGCACCCACCGAGAAACTCGCTCCCGGAATATCCCAAGTCCGAGGATTATTGTCAGTCGTCGGATGATAGATGAATTTCCCATTATCACTCGAAATCAACGTGTAGTCGCTACTCTGAGGGTTCTGCGTAATGCCGCCCCCTCCGCCACCCGACTTAACCCAAGCGCCATTCGTATATACATAGAAGCCTTTACCGCTCCCAGGGTCCCAATTAACTCCATCTGCGAAGGCCATCATCCCTTCTCTAGGACGAATGGGCTGTACGTTCGACTCCTGAAGCTTCAGGGTTTCGAATTCTTGAAGGGCCCTGCCTTGCGCCTGAAATGCCTCCATCACCCATGACACAATCGCCCGCCCCTCGCTCGTATCGGGGGCCGGAGCGGGCGCAATAAACGAAGGTACTTGAATCCGTGCCATTATAAGGTGTCTCCGCTCACCTCGCCCTCGATCTTATAACTCAGCACCTTAAAGGGCAACTCAGCCGAGAACTCTACTCCCACCGTCTTGCCGCTACCGAACACGTCGATCCAGTGCTGCGTCTCGGAGTTAAAGCTCTGCGCGGGAGTCCACGAGGTCGGGCCGTTCTCCTGCTCCTGAAACCCGACTCTGACATTGATCGGTCCGCCCGTGCTGCGAATCCACACACGCCGCACCATTTTCCTCTTTTGATAATCGACTATCCACTCTCCCGTCCGCTTCCGGCCAATGAGCGCAATGCCCTCGCGCTGCACCTTGCCCTCGAACGACACTCCATCAATATCAATGCCGGTGTCGAAGGCTTGAAATTTCGAGGCATCCGTGGCGCAGACGATAACCTTCCGGCGTGTCTGTAAACTCCACGGCTCGAGTTCTTCATCCCACTCCGTATCTGGCGGATCGTCCCACGTCGTGCCAGAACTCGTCTCCACCGTGCCTATCGCCGCATTGCGATAATTAACGTCGGCTTCGGTAATAACGCCGTCCTTTCCGAGCTTATAATTCCAAATAATCGCCCGATTCGGGTTCGTCATCCCAATCTCCGGCCAGCAGAACACAATCTCATCCCGGAACGGATTCACAAAAATGAATGAGTTAATGTAATTTATGGGGTCCATTGCGTTGTAGAGATATTTCTTGTATCTATTCGCAATAACGCTTTGATACGAGTTACCGTCATGAATGAGAATATCATCCTGACTAGCCACAACATGCTTCGATCCGTCGCCCGTAATAGTGACGCAGCGCGGAGCCAGAATACCAGAAGTCTCAAGAAAAGTCTTAAAATCGTATAGGAATGTTCCTCCGACAAAGGTCATCCTCCATATGCTTCCCTCCTTATAAATAAAGAAGTTACCACGGAGGGGAAGCCCTTCCATGATGACTCCGGCATTGACGTCAGGCAAGTCAATTCGCCCCGCATCGCGCTCCGGATCAGCAGCATCCCAAGAGACAGGTACGGTGCCGGGATCGGCGGGGTGCGACCAGCGCACGAGGTGCGGAAAGTTCGTGCCGGACTCCGTGACATTCAGCGCGACGAGGCTCGGGCCGAACGCCCGCATAACCTTGCACGTCGTACTCGCGGGCCAATTATCGAGCGTCGCTAATTTCGTTCCTGTATTAAGAGGACTCCACTGCTGAGGAGGATCACTCCCATTGTTAAGAATTGGTACCCCGCCAAGAAGAGCCCCATTCCAGTCGCGAGTGTTGCCAGCGGTGTAATTTCCAGAAAGTCGGGTAATGTCGGTGTGGGTTGCTCCATCATACACATACCCTTTCGTCAGCGAAGTCCACAGCCAGAACGTATTTGCGCCCGTCGAGATGGGCATCGCGAAGTGCGGCGCCTCCGGCGGCGTTCCGAACGCCTGCTGTTGACCGCCGATTCGCTCTGCGCCATCTGCGACGGAGCGCATATTTCGCGCATAAGTCCAAGCCTCGGGGGGCAGGATATTTCCTTCCTGATCCCGGATCAATCCTACCGTCCCGAGGTCCGCTATCTCAATTACACTCATTATGCTGCCTTCGTCGGAGCGGGTCCGCCCACGGGCTTATGCTCCCCGCACCACCACTCTACCTTTACGAGTGGCCATTTAGGAGGAGTATACAGATCGGTCGCCGATCCCTGCGCGTCGAACACAGGAATCGGCGGATACCTCCGACACACTGTACGCCCGTCCGGCACCGCGTAGAAGTAGAAGCAGTCACCGCAACTATTCGCGTTTCCAGTTTCGTCGGCCACGGCGAACTACCGTTTCTTGCCAGAAGCGGCAGGCTCGGGATCTCCAACTGGCGTAATGACGCCAGCAACAGCTTCCCCCCCGACGATCTCCAAGTCAAAGAGCGTGATAAGGGGCTTCACGCCTTCGCCGAGGTCGGCGTCCGCCATCGCCTTGAGTTGCGCCTGTCCGAGCGCGCCCTGCGGCTGAATGGTGCCCGCCATTTGTTGCGTGCTATTCGGATCAACCTCAAACAGGAAGATGGACTTGTCGCTTTCTTCCCATCGCACGTCGCCATCGACCTTCGCTGGATTGCCCTTCGAATCGACATAGCTTATCTGCACTCCAACCTTCTTATCTACCGGGAGAGTGTACATAATGTTTCCTTTCGTTTTGGTAGTAGCGATGAAGTTATCGAAGCGTGTCGCTACCACCACGCCCGATTGGTCATCCTGTGCCGAAGTTATGACCTTCAGCACTCCTTTAAGCTCAAAAAGGACATCAGTCACGTTGGCTTCCTTTGTGCTCGCTTGCGATCCACTGTAGCTCCACCCGCGACATGTACCTTGACCGTGATGCCTTTCGGCGCTGTCACAACAACATGAACGATCTGCGCGACCGGCGTCGGTGGCTTCGGTTGCGGGCGTTCATGTTTTCCGCTCGCCCATTCCTCCAGCAATTGCTCCTTGCTGCCGGGGTAGGAATTGATGTCGCACGGCCCAATCCCGCTAATCGAATGCGGCGACGGCCCATAAACTCCGTCCGTAAATTGCCACAACCAATATCTATCGAACCCTTCGGGCAGAACCGGGGCCGAACCATACTGACACAGCCACAATCGCCGCGAGGTGAGCACGGGATCGCCGTTACCATTTTCCTTGATCGTATTGCCACCATACACCACGCACTCGCCGGGACGATCAAGCTGCTTCTCAACCTCCTGAATCCATTTCTTCACATTCGCCAGCGACATAGAGTCGCCGCCATTATCTTCCCAGTCGAGACAGAAAAGCTCATCTGGATCAGGACACGCAAATCGCATGAAGTTCGAAATCTGATTATCGACGTTGCTCGCGTCGGCGAAGTGATAAGCGCCCCATTTCAGCCCCGCCGCTTTCGCCGCGCGCTGCTGACTGACGTAGGTGGGATCGGTATAGCTACCTCCTTCGGTCGCCTTATAGATCACGCCGACAATGCCTTGCTGCTTCACTGTTTCGTAATTGTCCGCGGGGTCCCAATGCGAGAGATCAACCACTACGGGCTTCACTGGTTCTGTTGCCACGACTACCTCCTCATATGGGAAAATAACCTCAACTTCATCATCGGTTTCGATGCCGAGCGCGGTCATCAAACCGGGCGAAATATCCGCGACACGATCCGTCGAATCGTGCGGCCCCCAATCCGCAGGATACGCAATAAATTCCTTGCCAGTTTTCAGCGAGCGAACGAGCGCCTTATTAACAAGGAGCTTGCTCCGCGTCTGCTCAGGATTATCATAATCCCATCGGCAAGCGATATAATATTCGTCCGGGTCGAGCCTGCGCGCGAGGCCACTGGTGCCTGATGGCTGCGACGGGAGGAATAAATCCGGCTGATCGTCGACATCGTAAATAAAAGCGAGGCCTTCGTCCGGTGCGACGCCGGTATCGGTCGGCCCGCCAAACCAAGAACACTTACCAGACAAGTGCATCGCCTATTTCTTTCCTCGGAAAAGCTCTAAAATCTGCTCTGGCGGTTCGCGAACACAAAACGCATTGCTACCCACGCGAATCGTCGAGCCAACGCCCGTTCTACACGAATCGGTCTTGCCGCGAATAACCTGCGCCGATTCAGACTGTACCCATACCGGCCCGCCATTGAGGTCGGTCAACAAGACCCACGCGAACAAAAGTGCGGCTCGCTTACCCCCCGGCATGAGCCCACCCAATCTTAACTCGGGGGGTCTCGCCCAACATACCGAGAAGCAGGAAGCACACGATCAGCACTCCCACCACGATAATCATAATCCTCGCCACCGACTTAAATGGCTCCGGAATGGGAACTTGATCGAGGGCCCACGTCAACAGCCACATTATGAGCCCGATGATTATGATGTAGATCACGAGGGTGATTAAGGCGCCTATCATCATTTCCTCCTATTCTACTACTAGCAGGAAGTTCGCGATAATCGTCGGCTGGACGTTCGCGTGCGGCTGATCGCCACCCTTTTCGTCCGTATCGAACCCAAAGGTATGGGTGTGGCCTCGATTATTCCCACTCGTCGTTCCTGTATTATTCGAATTGAGCGAGGGGCCCGTTCCACCACCGGAGTAAGTAAGGTTTCCACTTCCTGGGAATGTGTGCGTATGGTTCTGATTCTCGTCGTCGGTCGTACCGCCACCACTATGCGAGTGCACAGGCATCTGACTCTCGTCGAGGGTGTGGTATTCCTCACCTCCAGTATCTTCGAGCGTATCGCCGTTCGGTATCCCATCATTCCCATTCAACCGATTTGCGCTACTGCCTCCCATGTTATCTTTGCCAGCCGCCACATAGCCTCGTTTATCGGGCGTCGAACTTCCGCCCCGCACCATATTATACTCAAAATAATTCGCTTCGAGGAGCGTCTGCCCGTTCGGCCACTCATACCCCTGCGGAAGATCCGTGCCATAGAACTCAATCAGCGAGGCAATCGGCTCATGGCAGGTGCGCTCGATCATCCAATCACTTCCCGTCCACACACATCGAACGGGCACATACATCTTCGCCCTTCGGCACTTGTCGACCTGATATTGACCGCTCCGCACCTGTCCCGACTGCGCCTGAACAAAGAACGGATTTGCATCAGAACTCGTCTTAACGATAGTAATATTAAATCCCGCATCAGCTAATCCGAGCCCACTCGTCGGCAGAGTCATCGTAGGCGAGGAGCCCGTATCCACATACCACGTTCCATTATCGAAGTCCGTTGTGAACGTCTTATCGCCACTTCCTCCGTCCGCTTGTCGGAACGTCAATGCGCGATCCGCCCCCGGAAACGTATTCTTCAACACCTGCTTAATGAGCCGAATGTGATCGTCGCCCTGCGACCGGAGATCATTACCGGGCGGATTAGTTACGACCAAATCCTCAATATAGGTGGCAGATTCGAGGCCCATTCCGCGCTCCTATTTAACCGACCTATGGCCAAACTGGCCACCGGGCGCTTAAAGCCTTGCTCCCATACTCAACGAATAATTCTCGCGATAGCGCTCCTCATTCTCCGCAATAACTCCCGCCCACGCAATCAGGAACATTTCATCAAAAACCGGCTTAGCGATAGTGTTCGCAATCGTCGCCGCCACAATGCCTCCCGCCTTACCGATCAGAGCCTCGGGCGCTTTGACGAGCCACTCATTATTCGAAATATTCGTGCTCAGGTCCGCCGAAGCCTTGTAATAAGTAATGTCGAGCACATAGTCTGCGCGAGGCGCCGGAAAGAACAAGAACTGATCTTTCAGAATACAATACGCCCGCGGATTCCCCGCATCCACATTCCGAAACGTATCAATACCGACTCGATACTCCACCTTTTCGAGGAAGGTGGGCGCATTTGTCCCGCCCCAATACTTTATGCTTTCGCGCTCGTCCTCCCTTAGAAATCCCGTCGGAAGGTCCGCATATCCCTCATCAAGCAAATCCACATCGAAGCCGGTGTCGTTGTTCTTGAGGAACCACGGGAGCGTCTTGCCCAACTCAAGCTGCCGCTGCGCCCTCTTGAGAGCCAGAACGATCTGATCGAACAGATCGCTCCGGTTCCCGAGATGCCATTGAATCTCTGCAATGGCTTCGTCGCGCGTCATGCACCAAGTCCAACGAACTGACGCCAACCGAGGGTCGCGCCCGTGTAGACGAGCAGGACCATTTCATTCTGCGTAGGCGTGCACGCAGGAGAGAGTGCCACTCCCGCGCTGTCCTGCACAGTGATGACTTCCGCCGCGTCCGCTGTATTGATGATCCAGAGGAACTCACCAATCTTCGGAGAGGCCCACAGCTTCACCGTCCGAGCAGCGCCGCCCGGATCGAGGAATAGCATCTGCGGCCCACCACTCTGAAGCTGAGTAGTACCCGTCAGGGTTTGATTCGAAACTGAGAAGCGATTACCGGGCCCGAACGTGCAATCACTAATTCGAGCCCCATTCAGATTTACTCTTCCACCCATGTCCTGACCTTTCTGCTAAGGGCGAGATGCCCTCGTGGGTTAGATTCGTCAGGGGGACGGCAAGGAGCCGTCCCCACGCGCCTTTCGATTAGGTCGCGCTAATGTTCCCCAGATAGCACTGGCTGAGGCCGCCACCATCCACCATTAACGAGCAGTCGGTGTGGATGAAACCGCGACGGACGTCCTCGTCTTTGGCTTGCACATCGTCCGTCATTTTGCCATCCGGCCGTCCCTTCATCGTGACGTACTTGATGGCCGAGAAGTCGACCAAGAACATCGACTTATTATACCGAGGATGCCGCGAGAGCAACGGGTGACTCTTCAGGAGAATCCGCCCGAGGGGCGTGACGAACTCTTGGAAGGCAATGCCGAAGATCTTGATGACATTGCCAAGTTCCATCCGAATGCCCGTCGTGCCCTGAATCACCTTGCCCATTTCGTTCCGCGCCGTGTTCCCCATGAACCCCATGCGAGTGTCGCCACCCCCAAGGTCATAATCGAACGCCGGCTGGATCGCGGTGAGGAACGTCGCCGCAGTGGTCGCCACCGCGAAGACCGTAGTGTTCGTAGCTGGAATCTGCTCACGGAGCCCACTCATGAAGCGAATCGGCTTTCCGTTGTCACCCGTGGATTCGTTCTTGCGACCGAACATGATCGCCCACTCAATATCCGCCGAGTGTTTGAACAGCTTCCGCTTCTTATCATTGCTCCACGCCGATCCCGTGCGCGCGGTCGTGTTGTCGGCGGTGCCGGTGATCTCGTAGCTATCCTTGAAGATCTGAATGTAGTTGTTGAACTTCACAGGATTTTTCGAAACCGCTCGGGGAGCGCTCGTGCCTTCCGCGTAGGAGCTTCCGATCAGCGTCAGGAACGTATCGTCGGCAATCGCAGCCGCCGAGGTCCCTGCCTGCGCTCTCAGCACCGTGAACTGCGTATCGCTGAGCACCGTATCGACCATGATTAACTCATTGTCGAACGTTGCCTGATCCGCCTTTTCCACGAGGAGCAAATCGCCCGCCTTCAAGTGCGTCGCCGTGCCGTAGAGCGCCCCCATCGTCGTCGCAGTCGGATCAGCCGAATCGACCGTGATCGTCGTATCCGAGGAAAGGAGCCCGCCAGCATAGTTGACTTGCAAGCGAACGAGGTTATTGGATTCCGCCCACCACGCATACTCGGGATCGGAAACCGATTTTTTACCCGCCTTCGACGTTAAGCCGAAGATCGGTGCATCACCATTCGGCGAGAAGAAGAGTATGCTCTCACGGAAATCTTTGGGGCGCTCATCGGTGCCCCAATCGCCCGTTCCGCGGAGTCCTGCAATACCGCTCATAGCCATCCCTCACAGAGGTTATGGCCCTATTCATCATAATCCCTCCCGAGCCCTGCCCACGGAGACTCCGGTTCCGGAGTAACCTTCACATGAGCACCAGCCTGAGCGGGAACGAACGGGGCCTGTGGAGGACGCCCGCCATTCATCGCAGGAGCAGCGAGAGATAACCCGTGCTTCGCAGCCACCGCAGCACTCACCATCGCGAACAACTCATCCTTGCCGATCTGCGGATTCATTTTCCTGAACATCGCCGCAGTCGCAAGAACGTCATTGTGAACCTTCGACCGGGCACTTTGAAGTGCCGGATATTGCCCATAGAAGCCTTGCTCTGCTTCATCGTGCGACTTTTGCATCCCGACGATATTCTGAACAAGCCGGGGCACAAGGTTCTGAATCTGAATGAGTGTGGTCTGCATCGCCTCGTAGTACACCCGCGCCATCACATGCGGAATAGCGCCTACAGCGTCCGTGTCTATCGCCTTAATCTCCTCTGGTGAGAGCTTAAATCTGTCTGCCGCCAGAGCGTCGATAACCGCTGTGCGGTGAACGCCTAGCTGCTGGACTAGCCCTTCCGGCGTATTTAGATCTGGCCCCGGAGCCTGCGGGGGAGGTGCCGCTTGCTGTGGGGGAACAGCCGGAGGCGCCGCTGGCGCAGCTTGAGCGGGCGCGGCCTTCGGCGGCGCTTGCGCTGGCTGCACGGGAGGAGCTACTGGCTGTTCAGCCGGAGGCCCCGCAGGGATCTCTACGCTGTCGAGATCGTCTGCTGAGCCCAAATTGTCAAAACTCTGTGGCGCTTCGGGCGAAGCGGGAGCAGAAGGAGTCGGCTCCGACGCCGGGGGAGATGGCGCTGTGACCGGAGCCGCAGTCGCGGGAGAGGCAGCAGGTGCTTCGTCGGGAGGCATCAAGCACTCTCTTTTTCAGTGTCGCGCGATTCGCGCATGATCTCTTTCGATGACTCGATTATGGAGTCAGGGAGCGACAGGGCGAGTCGTAGCCCGATAACCGCCCCCTTAACGGACTCCAGCGCGGCAGCCTTCGCCGCCAAATCCATTCCCTGATAACCCGAACCATCCGGCAGAGAGTGAAAGGGGCTCATGAGGATACTCGTCCGCATGGCGATCTGAGCTTCGAGAATCTTCTTAAACTCCTGCCAGCCCTGCGTCTCCGTC